ATAGATCTAAAGTAATCCTGCCATTCTTGTTCTGTAATAGAATCTAAACAAGATTCAGAAATATATTCATTTATATTTGCATAGGTATTCATAGTTAAATCATATGAGATTAATTCTGGTAGATAGTTTACTTGTAATGGTGATAATAAATCTTCTATGTAGAATTGATTAAAAGTTTGATCTGATTCTAAGTAAGAATTATATTTAGTTAATTGATCTAAAGTAATTGGTAAAGCTTTTAAGTTTTTGTTAATTGTAGTCATTTTATTTTTCCTTTTATTATTAGTGAAATTTGTAAGAGTTTTTCTGCCACGTTCCAATGTGTTTATTTTCTTGAATTGAATTAAATAATTCGTCGATTGACATTTCCTCTGGCTTTTTGTTATTTGATTTACCTTTTAGATAATATAGTGTACAAGATCCATGTTTCTTAGTAGTGAATTCACCATATTCATTTTTTAGTTCTTTTTCAAAGTTAGTTTTATTCATTTTATTTTTCCTTATAGTTGTGGGATCCGAAGATCCCTATTTGATTTAAGCTTCTTCGTTTTCAGAAATAATTTCCATTCTGTTTTCTATTCTATTTAAACAATCGATCAATTTTGATGTTTGAATTAATTGGTGAGAATAAGCTGTTTCAAATTCGATTGTAATAATATTCTCAATTGAATTATATTTAGCATTCATTAATGAATTACTCATATCGTTATATAAATCACAGATTGAATGAACTAACATCTCCTGATCGAAGTTAATAGCTTTAAAAGAGTATTTATTGATTGATTTATTTGTTTCCATTTTATTTTTCCTTATATTAGTATTTTAAAAGTATCTGCCCTTTATTGGGAAGATGTGGCCAGTATATCACAACTTTACTATTTGTAAACCCCATTTGACAAATTAATTTGAAAATAGTTTATTTAATTAATACACACATAGATCTAATCTAATTGACGTCATGCTGTCAATTGTCAGTGTTTAGCATTTGCTCGTGCATAAACTTTAATTGATGTATTAGATATAAGTTTAGATCGTCAATAGATTACAGCATGCTGTCAATATTAAGCATAGTACTAATTGGTGAATAGTTAGCGTGATTAGATATTAAGTATTGTTATATAAATTACACGAATGTTTAAACCTTCTCTCCCTTACAGTCCTGTCAACTATACTATCCCTAACGGCAACTCTTATTACGAACTCATATAATAGTATGAGTAATAATTAAAGTTCAAGCACGGACACATACGGAGCTCTGGGCTAACAGGCTTAAATGCTAATATTAGTGTAGTTTTTTAAGGGTCGGGATGGTCTTATATAAGGATTTAGGCCCCGGCTAAGGGGTTTACGGTACCATACACGTCTTGATCAGTATCAATTGTTACCTGTACTCTTATTCTACTCTACAGCCAAGATGCTTTTATGCTAAGACGAGATGCTTTTATACTGAGAAATGGTCTAAAACCAGATGTCTCCAATGTTTTAACGAAATAGACCTCCAAAAATTTTTTTCTACGATAGAATAAGAAGTAAAATGTAATTATCACATTATAAAAAAGGAGACAGATGGAACAAATTAAGGCCGTACGCAACACATCTAAGGCCATGCTACGTAAGACGGCATTCAAAAAGAAAATGATGTTAAAAGCACTAAATAGTACATTGGGTGTTGTTGCACCTGCTGCTATTTTAGCAACCATTGGCCGAAGACTACATTACGAATGGATCGAAACAGATGAAGAGTATGCAAAGCAATGCGAGGACATCACGGAAAAGACACTTGACTTTGCGGAGACCAATCTATTTAAACAGATAGAGCAAGGACAAACTCAAGCCACTATCTTTTTTCTTAAGACTAAAGGTAAGGATAGAGGTTATACTGAGCAACAACAGATAGATTTTACAAATAGTGACGGATCGTTACAACCATTAACAATTCAATTGGTAGCTCAGCCGGACTTAATTCTTGAGGGTGAGAGTGAAATTATAGAGGAGACATTGATACACCATGACGAAAAAGCAGCAAATAGCAACTAAAAAAGACGAGCAAACAGCACAGATCCCGTTACCCCCTAAGTTGGTACCGGTTTTTGCAGGTAAGAAGAGATACCGAGGGTCATATGGAGGAAGAGGCTCAGGTAAGACCCGTAGTTTTGCATTAATGACTGCTATCAAAGGATACGAATGGGGTATGTCAGGACGGACAGGACAGATACTATGTGCACGTGAGTTTATGAACTCACTAGATGATTCATCACTAGAAGAGATTAAGATAGCTATACGGTCTATACCTTGGCTTGATAACTACTATGAGATCGGTGAGAAGTACATTAAGTCTAAAGATGGTAGGGTTCATTATACGTTCGCAGGACTTAGACGTTCACTGGATTCTATCAAGTCTAAAGCACGTATCTTCTTAGCCTGGGTAGATGAGGCAGAGGGGGTAAGTGATATAGCTTGGCAGAAACTGATACCAACCGTACGTGAAAAGGACTCAGAGATATGGGTTACATGGAATCCAGAGTCTAAATATAGTGCTACACATGAGCGGTTTAGGACGAATACACCAGATAACGGCACAATTGCTGAGTTGAATTTTAGAGATAACCCTTGGTTTCCAGATGTACTGGAACAAGAACGACTAGAAGATAAGAGAAAAAGACCGGATGTCTATGAGCATGTCTGGGAAGGTGGGTTCTTGATCTTTACTGAGGGTAGTTACTATACAGAAGAAATGCGTAAAGCTAAGCATGAGGGCAGGATCTCCAAGGTACCTTATGAAAGGGCTAAGCAGGTTATTACTGCATGGGATCTAGGTATAGGTGACTCAACTGCCATTTGGTTTGCACAGTATGTAGGACAGGAAATACGTCTGATAGATTATTATGAAGGCTCAGGTGTAGGTTTAGACCACTATGCAAGGATGTTACAAGATAAAGGTTATGTATATGATAGGCATGTATTACCGCATGACGTCAAAGTTCGTGAGTTAGGTACAGGTAAATCTAGGATCGAGACTTTAAGCTCCCTAGGCATCAACGACGTGGACATAGCGCCTAAATTAATGGTGGATGATGGCATCCAGGCAGTTAGGTCTATGTTAGAAAGATGTTGGTTCGATGAAAAAAAGTGCGAGCGAGGCATTGATTCTTTGATAAACTACCAACGTGAGTATGATGATAATGGACAAACCTGGCGTCAGAGACCCAAACATGACTGGTCTTCACATGGCGCAGATGCTTTCCGTTATCTTGCTGTTGGTTATAATCCTATGATGAACTGGGGTGAGCCAATAAGACGAAAATTGAAAGGAGTTGCATAATGAGTTTACTGTCATTGATAGCTGCACAACAAGCTAAGAACAAAATAGATCAAGGTTATACAGATTTACCTCCCGACGTTAATGGATTGATGGATACCTGGAACTTCGCAGAAACTGCAGTTAGCAATGTTCCCAATGTAGCCAATAGTGCTATTCAAGGCGTCATGGCATTACTCACTGATCCTAAAGCTCGTAAGCAGATATCAAAGAATGTAGCTGATTTCACCTTAGGTGCAGCAGAAAAGCTTAACGACGGTCCGCTATTCGACACTGAACAAGGCAGAGAGCAAGCACCTAAAAGAATCGAGACTGCAGATCAAGCGATCAATGCCGTCAAAGAAGTATTAACAGACGAGCGAAAGACTCGAGAATTTCTCAGTCAGAATCCAGATGTATTAGCAGGCGGATTATGGGGAGCAGGTAAGGCAGGTAAGTTTGCAGGTAAACACCTGGGACCTAAGTTAGCAGAGAAGACTGAAAAGATGCTTACAGATCAAGGTCTTATCAAGCATATTATGCCACCAGATTCTAAGACCTTCGGTAAGGGCGAGTATTATTCACTGAAAGAGTTTAATCAGTTAGGATCAAAAATTAAAGATCCTCTAGCTTTATCAGCACACAAATATCGAGGTGATGTAGGCTATATGGCTGTGGAAGGTTTTGGTAAAGGTATTAATGAAAAAGACTTCATCAAGTTAATGGCTAATGACCAAGAGACCTTACAAAAATACGATTATGAAAATCATTACGAGGCAGCATCTAGTTTACAGGAATTAGTAGGATTAGAGGAAATCGACAGGATGTTAGAAGGTTCTGCGATTACATTAGAAAAGCCTCTATATATTGTTAGGGCTCAAGGCTTTGCAAACCGTAATACCTCATTACGTGATCCGCATGATCCATCGGATGTTAATCCTAACTCATTATATTCTGCTACAGTTATAGATCCATCTATGCCTGAATTTAAGGACTTAGATTCGCCTTATGGTGATAACCCTTATATCATTAAACTTGAGCCAGGAACAACTATATACCATCCTGCCGGGAGGGCTGATTATAACGAAGTGGTAGTTAGAGGCGATGTAATAGATTCTAGCCAAGGTATGAAGAAAGGCATACTGAGTGAATTAGGTCAGACCCCGAAACAAACAAAGCCAAGGATAACTGCTTGGCATAATTCGGATGCAAAATTTGATGTAGTGGATCCTAAAAAATGGGAGGCAGGACCTTTGGGCGAAGGGCATTATATGATAACAAATCCTGATGCGAAAAAATTTTGGCCAGGTAAATATCAATATGAATCCCTACTTCCAGAAAATATTGATGAGGTAACTGTTGTTACAGGATGGAATAGCAAACAAAGCGACTTGGTTCAGAAAGCCTTTATATCTATTCAAAAAGATTTACCTAATGTTGATCTAGCTTTAAAGAAAGGAGGGCAGAAGACCAAAAAGTTTGATTCTTCGTCAAGAAATGCTGAATATGCTTATTCCGTGCTTCTGGATGAATTGGGAATAGAAAAAGGATACGCCCTGTTAAAGAAGCACGGGATTAGAGGTATGCGTAACGACGGAAAAACTCCATCATATGCTATATTCGATATGGATAAAATTGAGATGAAAAGAATCAAGCAGTTAAATAATAAGCCACCCAAGCTTAAACAAGGCATCTTAGACTTCGATTAAATAATCTATTAACCTTAAATAATTAAGGTATAATAAAGTCATGGCTATAAATACGTTCACAACCTTAAAGACTGCAGTAGCAGACTTTCTTAATCGAGATGACCTAACTTCGGTCATTGAGAATTTCATTGTACTAGCAGAATCACAGACCAACAGAGATATTCGACATTGGAAGATGGAGAAGAGATCTTCAGGTCAACAGGACGCAGGTGATGAATATTCACAAGTCCCTGCAGATTGGATGGAGACTATAAGATTCCATGTAACCGATAATGGTACATCCCCTTTGGATCTAATTTCAAGAAAGGCAATGGAAGATAAACGTGCAGGAGCAGAAGATGTTACCGGCATACCCAGATATTATACACATGCAGATGGGCAATTTCAGTTCTACCCAACACCTTCTGCTACAACTAACACAGAGTTACTTTACTACGCTAAACCAGCAGCATTAAGTTCGAGTAACGCTGATAATTGGCTTTTACTAGAAGCACCAGATGTATACCTCTATGGAGTGTTACTACATTCTGCACCGTATCTAGGCGAAGATGAAAGAGTTGCGATATGGGCACAGATGTATTCTGCTGCAGTAACGCAATTAAATAAATCGTCTGAAGATGCTAGATATAGCGGATCAGGCTTAACACTTAAGATCAGAGGCTTAGGTTAGTCTCAATAGGAGAAAACAATGTCATTTTCAAATTTTTTAGAAACAGAAATACTAGACCACGTATTTGCAGGTGCGGCTTACACTGCTCCATCTACACATTACTTGGCTTTATTCACAGCAGCACCAGGCGAAGCAGGTGGTGGCACAGAAGTATCTGCTTCAGGAACAGCATACGTTCGCAAAGCAGTAGCATTTACAACAACAGGTAATACTACATCAAACTCAGCAGCCGTTGAATATCCAACAGCAACAGCATCGTTTGGTACAGTAACTCATGTTGGCGTATTTGATGCTTTAACGACAGGTAACTTGATGGCTTACGCTACTTTGTCATCGTCTAAAGCGATTGCAACAGGTGATGTGTTCCGTGTACCTACAGGTGACTTAGATATTACGCTAGACTAATAGTCCTACAAAGGGTTAATTATGGCTTTTGAATATGGTGAATCGTATTATGGATTAAGGACTTTCGGTTCTAGTCTTGGTGAGGTAAAAGATGCTTCGGCTACAGTTACAGCATCGTGTACCATAGCAGGTGTTGGTTGGATTGTAACCAAGGGTAGTGGTCCTGTAAGCACAACAGCAACTTCCTCAACTACTTGTTCAGGTGAGGTTGTTATCATAGAGGAAACAGATAAGTTTTCTTATGGCTCAGGCTTGTATGGTCTGAACGAATACACCCAAGGTGATTTACAAACCGTTGTAACTGCTACATCCTCTGCAACAGCATCATGTATTAAGATTCAAGAGAGTGGGGCAACAGTAACGGTTGTTTCTGCTGTAAGTGCAAGTGCAAGACGTGTTCCTGAAGGCTCTGCTCTCATTAATGGTTCTTCTACTACAAGTGTCAATACCACAGCAAATGGTTCAAGGATAAGGGAATCTAGTGCTACATCTAGTTCGACTGCTAGTAATACAATAACTGTTACAAGAGTCAGAGAGGGATATGCTAACCCTTCTGCTAGTGCTACAATAACTGCAAACAGTGTATTCGTTGTAGGTGGAAGTGCTACTTTAACTGCCTCAGCAACAATAGCAGCAGTATGTAATAGGGTAAGGTTTGGTTCAGGTACACCGACAGCATCAGCATCAATAACCGCATTAGGATTTGCAACGAGAGGTGGCATTGCCTCAACGACAAGCACTGCTACGGTTACGTCTGATTCAGAGAAGGTATGGCAAGGCAGTGCAACATCTTCACCTATTGCAACAATTACAGCAACGTGTAATAGAGTACAAAATTCAGGTGCAGCAATAAGTACAACATCAGGTACGTTGAAACGGTACAGACTTTGAATCTTCAAACAGATGGCGTGATGCTAGTTTAGTTAGATTCCACGATGGTTCATTACGTCCTGTGGGCGGTTGGACTACTAGAAAGGCATCAGCATTCGCCTCAGCACCTAGAGCAATGTTATCTTGGGCTGATAATTCATCAGGAACAAACCTAGTAGCAGGAGCATACAATAAACTCTATTATGTTAATGCGTCAAGCACGGTGTCCGACATTACACCGTCAGGCTTAACAGTAGGAACATTGAGTGCGTCACAGAATTTAGGTTATGGTGGTGGTTACTATAACGCAGGTAATTATGGCAGAGCGCCAACAGGAACAGGTGTGTATGACGAAGCAACTACATGGTCATTAGATACATGGGGTGAATACTTACTTGCTTGTTCATCTAAGGATGGCAAGATATACGAGTGGCAATTAAACACAGCAGTATTACCGACAGCATTAACTAACGCACCAACAAGTAACGTCTCAATGTTAGTAACTGAAGAAAGATTTGTATTTGCATTAGGTGCAAGTGGCAATCCAAGAAAGGTTCAGTGGTGTGATAGAGAAGACAA